AAGATAAAGAAGTTACTTTTAGTGGTTCTTTTAGTGATGGTGGCACTGTCACCTCTAATGATGATAGATTTGGTAGTACTATCCAAGTTCAAACTTTTTATGGAACTGATGCACAATCACAATCAAGTTTATTAAATAATCTTTCTAGTTGGTCTAGTAAGACTAGAACATTTGCAGGACTATCTTATATTGCTTTTCGTTTAACTTGGGATGCTGACAAATATGTTGGTATTCCAAAAATCCAAGCATTAGTTCAAGGTAGAAAAATATCTACTTATGATGTTTCAAGTGTTGAAACAACAGGTGTTTTTACTAACAATCCTGCTTGGTGCTTATTAGATTATCTAACCAATACAAGATACGGAAAAGGAATTGATATTGCTGATATTGATATTCCTAGTTTTTACACAGCATCAACCATAGCTGAAACACAAGTGACACCTTACTCTGGTGGCAGTGATATTAATTTATTTGATTGTAATGCTGTTATAGATACAGGACAAAAGTTAATAGATAACACAAGAATACTTCTTAAAGGAATGAGAGGTTTCTTACCTTATGCACAAGGTAAATATAAACTAATTATTGAAACCACTGGTTCTAGTGTTCTGACACTAAACGAAGATAATATCATAGGTGGTATTAAAGTTTCAAGTGAACGTAAGAACGAAAAATACAATCGTGTTCAAGTAAACTTTGTTAATCCAGACAAGAATTATCAATCAGATACAATCGTCTATGATACTGACCATTCTACATTAAAGGCAGAAGATGGTGGTTTCTTACAAGAAGGTGTTATTGATTTACCTACCATAACTAATCCTTATCAAGCATTAGAATTTGGTGAGATAGTCCTTAAAAGAAGTAGAAACAATTTAGGACTAGAATTAACTGCCAACTATGAAGCAATGAATTTAGCGATTGGCGATATTGTTGCTGTTACTCATAGCATTACAGGATTTAGTGCAAAACCATTTAGAGTAGTAGGAATGGCAATCAATCCTTCTTTTGAGGTTGCCTTATCATTAATTGAACATCAAGATGCTTGGTACACCTTTGATGAAAAGACAGAAGTTGCAGTTGTACCAGATACTTCATTTCCTAATCCATTCACAGTTCAACCCCCTGCATCTGTCACCCTTGATGATGAACTAATTACTTATAATGACGGAACAGTTATTGTTGCTATGAATATTACGATTGGTGCTTCAACAGATAATTTTGTTAGAGAATATCAAGTAGAATATAAAAGAACTGCTGATGCTAATTTTATTGTTCATAGTAGAGGTACAGTAGATTTATTCCATAGAGTATTGAATGTTATTTCTGGTGATAATTATACAGTCAGAGTAAAAGCAATAAATTCGCTTGGCGTTGAAAGTACATCTGTCACTGCAACAAGAGATATTGTTGGTGAAATTGAACCACCTAGTGATGTTCAAGATTTCGCTATTAATATAGTAGGTAGTGATGCACATCTTTCTTGGGAAAGTATTCCAGACGCAGACCTTAATTATTATGTTATTAATTTCACTACAGAAACAATTAATCCAGAATGGCAAAACAGTTTTACTTTAGTTTCAAGAGTATCAAGACCTGCTACATCAATTACCGTTCCTGCTAGAACAGGTAGCTATCTAATTAAGGCAGTAGATAAACTTGGCAACTTCTCATCTAATGAAGCAATCATTACAACTAATATTACATCTATTGGTGATTTCCAAAATGCAGGTTCTTCAACAGAACATCCAGATTTTACAGGTATAAAAAATAACACAGTCGCAGTAGATAATACTTTAATCTTAGATACCATTGAACAGTTTGACGATAATGTGACTGATAACTTTGATGATATTACTTCAAGAAATTTTGATGGTGGTACAACAAATGATAATGTTGTTTCTAGTGGTACTTATGAATTTGCTAATTTAATAGATTTAGGAAGTATTCAAACAACTAGACTAACAGGAAATATTACTCAGACTGCTACTGATAGAGATAGACTATTTGATAATATTAGTGGTGATTTTGATTCTCAAGCATCAAACTTTGACGGTGATGATAGTGTTAATGCGTCTAGTCATTTAGAGATTGCAGTATCAGATGATAATGTGACTTATACCTCATTTAGAAATTTCAATGTCGGTGATTACTCTGGTAGATATTTTAAATTTAGATTGTTTATGGAAAGTTTGAATAATTCAGCTACACCGATTATTAGTCAATTATCAGTAAGTGCAGATATGCCACAAAGAATTATATCTGATAATGATGTTGTATCTGGTGCAGGAACTAAGAGTGTTTCATTCTCACCTATTTTTGTTTCAACACCTGCGATTGGTATTTCAGCACAAGGATTGTCAACAGGTGATTTTTATGAAATAACTAGTAAATCAGTAAGTGGTTTTGACATTACATTTAAAAATAGTGGTGGCACTGCAATAAGTAAAACATTTGACTATATTGCGAAAGGGTATTAAAAGGTAATAAATGGCAACACACGATTATAATATTGCAAATCAAGGTTTCCCTGCATTTAGAAGTGATTTAAATAATGTTCTAACTGCAATTAATACAACTAACATAAGTTCAACTAGACCTACATCAGCAGTAGCAGGTACTATATGGGTAGATAATTCTGCTGACCCAACTTGGAATGTTTACATATTTGATGGAACAGATGACATTTCTATTGCTGAAATAGATACAACAGGAAACACATCATCAAGTGCAGGTGGTGGCATTTCTTGGCAAGCAGTCAAGACAGCATCTTTTAACGCATCAGCAGGTGAAGGATATTTTGTTAATACAACAGGTGGTGTAATTACTGCTACTCTACCTGCTTCACCCACACAAGGTGATGAAATTGCTTTTATAGATTATGCAGGAACATTTGATACAAACAATTTAACTATCGCAAGAAATGGAAAGCCAATTCAAGGTGATGCATCTGATTTAACTGTTGCTACTGAAAGAGCAGGTTTAACCCTAGTATTTGTAGATGATACTCAAGGGTGGCTATTGCGTGAGAAATAAGATATGTCCACTTATAATGCCATTCGGTATAATGTGGATTATGCTAATGTAGGTAGTTTAAAACTTTTATCTACTCAAACTGCATCAGCATCAGCATCAATTTCATTTACCACAGGAATAGACAGTACTTATGATGAGTATTGGTTTATATTTAATAATTGTCACCCTGCTACTGACACTGCTACTTTTACTTTTCAAGGAAGCACAGATGGTGGGAGTAATTATAATACAACTATGACAACTACTATATTTGAGGCATTGCATTTTGAAAACAATACTATGGCACAATTAGGATATTTAACTTCTTATGACCAAGCACAAGGAACAAGTTATCAAACAATTACTTCTGCACAGGGAAATGGTGCTGATGAAAGTTTAAGTGGTATTTTAAAATTATACAATCCTTCTAGCACAACTTATGTAAAACATTTTTTAATTAGGTCAAATAATTATTATTATACTAATGGTAGTTTTGATAGATATATAGCAGGATACTTCAACACTACATCATCTATTAATGCCATAGATTTTAAATTTAATAGTGGAAACATAGATGACGGCACTATCCAACTATTTGGAGTTAAACAATGAGTACATACAATGCAATAAAATATGATTTTACACCACCTGCAGGAACATTTGGTGCTATGACTTTAATATCTGAACAAACTGCTAGTGCAAGTGCATCTATTTCATTTACAGGAATTGATAGCACTTATAGAACTTATTTATTTAAATGGATTAATATTCATCCCCAGACAGGTGGTAGTGGTGTTTCTGATTGGACAGTAAATTTTTCAACTGATGGTGGTAGTAATTACAATGTCACTAAGACAACAACAACATTTGTAGCATTTCATAATGAAGCAGATACTGTTACTACTTTACGTTATAGTACAGGTGGAGATTTAGCACAATCTACAAGTTATCAAATTTTAAGTATTGATGGTCACGTTGGTAGTGGTAATGATGAATCTTGTTCTGGTGAATTATGGTTATTTAATCCTAGTTCTACAACCTATGTCAAACATTTTATGGCGACTACTCAAAATTATTATAATGGAACTTATAGTATTCAAGGATTTGCTTCTGGATATTGTAATACAACATCATCAGTAAATGCGATAGATTTTAAATTTTCATCAGATACAGTTGATGACGGAACAATTCAAATGTATGGGATAGCATAATGAGTATATACGGAAACTTAAAATATGATTTTACATTTCCTGCTAGTAATCCT